CAGAACAGATTTTTTACGACACCTACCAGTCACTGATTACGGATAAAAAGAATAAGAATACGAAAGAAATCACAAATACCATTTGACCTTGGGGAACAGGCTTGGTATGATAGTAATATATTTTCCGATGATACGGATTACATTTTAAGACAGACAGATTGGAGGCTTTTATGAGTAACCTATTCCGGAAAACCAGCTCCAACTGGGCACGATATGATAAATATGAATGGAAGGAAGATAAAGAAGGTACTTTATACATCACACCTTCACTGGATGCGAAAGTGTCTCTTTATAATCCGCTAAAGGATTCGGAGCAGATGGTATTGAAGGCGGTAAACCTCGGACTGATGTGCATGGACAAAAAGAATACACAGGAACAGTTACAGAATGCCATTATGGATTTTGTTACCGGTTACGGACTGCTTGGATTTATGACCGCACTTCCTACCACACCGGACTTCATCACTTACCATGCAGTATATTTCCCGAAAAATCATTTTATCAAAGAGGAAAGCATGACCACGGAAAAATATCTTTCTTATTTCTTTCCCTTTGATAAGATTGATTTTGTGAAAAAAGGAATAGAATCTTCATGGAGCACGGACGATGTGCAGATGATGGCACTGATTATGACCATGAAAAATAAACCACAGGCAGTAATGATGAGTTTCCAGAAGGAATATGCAGAACGATATGACTGGCTCGTGACTTTATTTAAGGACTGGGCATTTACCTTTATGTCAAGCTTTCTCTACTATCAGGATTTTGATATGCTGGATGATATGCAGAAACAGCTTTACCGACAGGGAATGGCAGCATTTGGCGGTATAGCACCAACCTATCACATAGAGCTGCTTGAGCATCCCACCATTGTCTGGGATTTCCATTCGCTTCTGTTAGGTGTGCAGATGATGTTTTCTTTTATGCTTACGGATGAAAAATCCTCACTGAAAGCATGTAAGCACTGTGGAAATGCTTTTATTGCCGGCAGACCCAACAGCGTATTTTGCAGTGGCAAATGCAAGAACCAGTATAATGTGTATAAGAGCCGGGCGAAGGATAAGGACAACAATAACTAATTCACCTGCTATAAGAAAGAAGGCTTTATATGAATACAGATATTACAAAACAAATGGAAATGGTACTGTACAGAACCGAAGATGATAATGTGACTGTCAGTGCCTTAATAAAAGATGAAACTATCTGGATTACCCAAAAGGCAATGGCTGAATTATTCGGTGTTCAGACACCGGCAATCAGCAAGCATTTAAAAAATATTTTTGAGCAGGGAGAACTTCGTGAAGAAGTGGTAGTTTCCAAAATGGAAATACCCACTCCACACGGTGCGATTCCCGGGAAAACACAACTTTCCCCTACCAATTATTACAATCTTGACGCCATTATTTCTGTAGGTTACAGAGTGAACTCCATTCAGGCAACCAAGTTCCGTATCTGGGCAACCGGTATTTTGAAGGAATATATGATTAAGGGCTTTGCTATGGATGATGAACGCCTGAAACAGGGCAAAACAGCTTTTGGAAAAGACTATTTCCGTGAATTGCTGGAAAGAGTTCGCTCCATCCGTGCCAGCGAACGCAGAATATGGCAACAGATAACCGATATCTTTGCAGAGTGTAGCATTGATTACGATAGGGACTCTGATACTGCATATCATTTTTATGCCACCATACAGAACAAATTTCATTATGCCATTACCGGCAAGACTGCGGCTGAAATTGTGTACAATCAGGCTGACCACACCAAGGAGAATATGGGATTAACTACATGGAAAAATGCTCCCGATGGTCGTATTCTCAAATCCGATACCCCGATTGCTAAAAACTATTTGGACGAAAAACAGATTCATCAATTGGAACGTGCTGTTACAGGGTATTTTGATTACATAGAGGATTTGATTGAACGTGAAAATGTCTTTACAATGGAAGAATTTTCGAAAAGCGTTAATGAGTTCCTTGAATTCCGCAGGTATGATATTTTAAAGGATAACGGACGTATTTCCCATAAACAGGCGGTGGAGAAAGCATATCAAGAATACGATATTTTCAATAAGACGCAACCAATAGAATCTGATTTTGATAGGATGGTTAAAGGTTTGGCAAAGGCTGAAAAGTAGTATGTTTTTAGAATAATACCAGCAAAAAATTTTTAATTAATATGTAGAGGAAATTAAGATGATTAAGGTTAGATTATCAATAAATGATATAAACAAGTATCAGAAAGGAAACCTTCCTGATAATGCGATAAAGATAGAAACACCAGAGAGTATCGATGAGATGATGAAAAAGTCAGCCCCTATTGCGGTAATACTATGTATGCTGCTTTTTGCTACTATGTTATGCAAAACAATATTAAGTGGAACTGTCGTTATTTCACCATTGTTTATTCTGGTTGGTTTTATAATCGGATTTGTATTATTACTTGGGCATGAATGGTTGCATGGAATTGTATATCCTAAAGAAGCTGATATAACTATTGGCAGGATAAAGGGGAAAGTGACATTCGTTGCACTTGCATCTTTTCCATTGAAACGCTTTAGATTTATTGTAATGTGTTTATTACCCTTTATACTGGGATTAGTACCATTGATTTTCTTTATTTTTTGTCCTGCTGAATACAAAATTTTTAATGGCATAATGTTTGGAATGGCATGTATGGGAATGGTTTCTCCTTTTCCTGATGTATATAATGTGATTTTGGTGCTAAGAAAAACAAAGAGAAATGATGCAATAATGTTTTATCAGGACGATATATACAAAATATCGTAAATTCTTTTTTTACTTGGATTGTTTACAAAATACATTAAGAATCTTGTCTAATCCCCCCGAATTCGGGGGAATTAAAATTTATAATATTTATAAAACAGTTCCGATTTTCTATCGGATTTCTCCTATTAGTGAGACAATAATTATTTTTACACAAACCAGCTTATTCGTGGTAGAATAAAACCACAGATAAGCTGGTTGTTTGTTTCGAAAGGAGAATCTTATGAAAACAAAACAACCGGAACTTAACAAAATCTCTGCACTCTACGAGAGATTATCCCGTGATGATGAGCAAAGCGGTGACAGCAACAGTATCGTAAACCAGAAGAAAATGCTGGAGAAATATGCAACCGAACAGGGATTTACCAATCTGCGTCATTATACAGATGATGGCTGGTCGGGAACCAACTTTGACAGACCGGACTGGAAGCGTATGCTTGCGGATATTGAAGATGGCACTGTAGGATGTGTTATTGTAAAGGATATGAGCCGTATCGGGCGTAATTATCTTGAAGTCGGATTTTATACGGAAGTGCTGTTTCGAAAGAAAAATGTACGATTTATCGCCATTTCCAACAATGTGGACAGTGCTCTGAACGATGGCAGTAACGAATTTGCCCCATTCCTTAACATTATGAATGAGTGGTATGTAAGAGATACCAGCCGGAAAATCAAATCCGTGCTTCATAATAAGGGGATGGACGGAAAGCATCTGACAAGCAACGCAATCTATGGGTACAAAAAAGACCCTGATAACCCAGACCATTGGATTATTGATGAAGAGGCTGCCGCTGTGGTAAGGCGAATTTATCAGCTTATCATAGAAGGAAACGGACCGATGCAGGTAGCAAGGATTCTGAAAGATGAAAAGGTAGAAAGACCTTCCTATTATCTTGCAAAGCAGGGACTTGGAACCTGTCGGGGAAGCTGTGACATGAACAGACCATACACTTGGACTGCTTCTACGATTTCAGACCTTGTAAGAAAGCCTGAGTATATGGGGCATACTGTGAATTTCCGCACCAAGAAACTATCCTATAAGGATAAAAACTCCGTTCATAACTCACCGGAAGACTGGATTATTTTTGAAAACACACAGGAAGCAATTGTAGATGAAGAAACATGGCTTACTGTTCAGAAAATCCGTGAAACCAAGCACCGCCCCACCAAGAAAGGTGATATCAATCCTTTGACCGGACTGGTATACTGTGCTGACTGCGGTGCCAAGATGTTCAACCACCGCACCGGCGGTTATGAAAAGAAGGATAAGGATGGTAATCCTACCGGAAAGTACACCAATGCACAGGACAATTACACCTGCTCCACCTACAGTAAGGCAAAGAGCAAGTTTGAAAACAGATGCACACAGCATCATGTCCGCACAGATGTTATCAGGGATTTGCTTTTGGAAGTCATCAAAGCTACCAGCACTTATGTGATGGAGCATGAAGCAGATTTTATCGAAAAGGTCCGAAGTGCTACGGAACTTCAACAGGAATGCGAAGCCAAAGCACTGAAAAAGCGTCTTTCCAGAGAGCAGAAACGTATCAACGAACTAAATACCCTCATTAAGAAAATCTATGAGGACAATGTAAACGGGAAGCTAAGTGACAAGCGGTTTGAAATGCTTTTGGCTGACTACGAAACAGAACAAAGTGAATTGGAAATATCAGTAGATACTTTAGAAAAGGCTTTGGCTGACTATCAGGAGAATGCTGATAATGTAGATAAGTTTATTGAACTGGTACACCGATACACAGATTTTACAGAACTTACTACTCCTATGATCCATGAATTTGTTGATAAAATCGTAGTACACGAAGCGGACAAATCTTCCGGTGACAGAATCCAGCAGATTGATATTTATCTCAAGTATGTAGGAAAGCTGGATGTTCCAATGCCGGAGCTTACTCCTGAACAACTAAAAGAAGAAGACCGCAAACGCCGTAAGCGTGCATGGAATCGTACCTATATGCGCCGCAAATATGAGCGTGAAAAGGCGGAACGTGAGGCAAAAGAAAAAGGACTATCTGAGGCAGTCGGATAGACTGTCCCAGAAATAACCCTGTGAAAGTGAAACATG